CCTCCTTTGGCAGTAGCATTATTTCTCTTGCATCGTTTTCTGGAACATCGTACTGAGACATTTTGCCTCCTAAATTCTTTTATAAATGTCCTTGCGTTGATATGTGTCGCACAAAGCCCCGAACCTTCGGCTGTCCTTCTCTTTTGGGTGAGTTATTGGTATCTTCGTTGCAACAGCTTCTCTCTTTCTGAAGCAGGCATCCGAGATAGCCTCCACGCAAGGGCTGAAATTTCTTTTTCCTTTTTGCACTCGGACTGATAAATTCTTGTCAATTCCTCATCGACTTCTAACCTAGATCTAAGGAAATTTGGGCGAAAGTTCAAAACCGACATATATTCAAATTGTCTGCCCAGGTGCCATGACATGCTGTATCCCTTTTCCATGAAGTCGCCCCATTTCGCTTGTTGCCAAACTGCTGAAAATGCTATGCCAATGACTTCATCCCAATAATCTTCAAAAGGGTCTTCGATAAGTTTTTTGAAGAAGAAAAAGCTTCTTTTGTATTTCTTCTTGAACAAGGCTTCACATAATAAAGTCGCAGTTTGATTCAAGATCTCTGCCGACATGCCCGCCTTAGCGTGAGATATGAAAAAGAAAAATATGGGTACGTATATACCCATGAGTTTCCATTTTTTCTCTGCTTCAGACGGTATCACATAAAATTTATTTAAAGAATAAAGGCGTTCGGGAGCACGGATGCCTCGTTCACAGAAAAGCATTTTTCTTCTCCTAAATCTTTATCAAACTGATCCAGATCTTTCAATGACTTCTCCGATAATTTGAACTTGCTCAGTGTCTGCTGGCTTAATGGTTTCATCCGGAAAGTTTGGATTTTCTGAATGCACCATTATCGAGCCGTCGATTTTTCTATAAAGCCGCTTTACTCTTAAAGCATCCCCAAAAACAAAGGCATAGATTCGGCCATCGATGATCTCAGTTTTGGAGCAATCAACTAAGACAACATCATGGTCTAGCAAAAGAGGTTCCATGGAATCTCCTTTTACTTTGAAGCGCTTGCAGTCTTCTGGATTGACGTGCTTTCTCTGGAACCATGAACGACGATAAGCAGCTTTGTATTCAGAAGCCAGTTCTTCCAATGTGGAGTTTTGTTCGAAACCTGCCGCAAATCGGATTTTGTATTCGGGAATTTCTACCCAATCGTCGTCATCACAGACTTCTTCGGTCACAAGTACATTAGGGGACTTCATCGGACCGTTACCGGTTGCTAACCACGTTGAAGAAACGCCAAGCAATTTGGCAACCTTGGGGAGATAAATAGATTTGATGCTTTTCGACTTGCCAGTAAACCAATCGGAAACTGAAGCCGGAGAGATCGAACATAACCTAGCGATGTCACTTTTCTTTAAACCGGAATCACTTAACGCCAAGGTTAAACGCTCTGCCAATGTTTTCATTTCAAATGTCCACGAGTTTCAAACTTTTGATTACTCGGCCAATAATGCGAACTTCAATGTCAGAATCAAGACTTATTTCAATGTCTTTATATGCCTTGTTGGTGGAAAGCAACGCAATCCTCTTTCCGATCAGTTTCTGTATCCGTTTGATGTAGGCTTCTCCATCGACCACTAGTAGGTAGATACCGTCTCTTAGGGTCTCTCGGTCTGTTATGTCAATAAATACGGCATCCCCATCTCGAATCTCTGGCTCCATCGAGTCGCCTAAAGCAGTGATGATCTTCACGTCTCTTGGGTTGTAGAAGGAAAAATTTCGAGAGAACCAAGCTGGAGTAACTTGAAGGGTCTTGATTTCCGGATAGTCCTCGAAATTCATCACTCCGACACCGCAAGATCCATAAAAGTCAACTTGTTGGATGGAGACCATGTTGGCAGCAGGCATGGTTTTGTCGTTGATTGATCCAATGCCTTTCATGAGCCATTCCGTGGTGATGTCCAAGAATGAACAAACTGCAAAAACGTCATCGAATTTCGGCTTTGAGACATCGCCGTCGATCCATTTTTTGATTCCGGCTGGTGTGATACCGGTTGCCTTTGATATGTCCGCCGGAGATTTTCCGCGCAACGCTAAAGCCTCATTTAAGCGGTCTGTCCACGTTTTTTGAGATTCATTTGTTCTCATACGTTCCTCCGTCTGTGTGAGATAAATTTAACCTAAGTTAACACTGAATTGGTTTACCTAGGTAAATTTTTAAGTTAATATATAAGCGTTAATTTTTAACCTAAGTAAAACCATGAAAAAACTGGAAGAACAGGTTTTTGATGAACTTCTGGGTGAGTTCAAACGGAAGTCTGTAATTGCAAAGACCTTTGGGTTAAGTGCCGCCGCCGTCACTAAGTGGTCGAAGAACGGTGTTCCTCTTGGGAGACTTCCTTACCTTCGGCTCGCGTTCCCACATTTCAAAGCTTGGAAAAAATCCAAATAGGGGGCAACTATGGCGATCTATAGAAAGATCGACTGCCGCATCAGCAACGATAAGAAGTTCAGAGAATTGTCTGTAGAGGGAAAGCTGGCTTGGTACACGATACTAAGTCGACGTGACCTTGCGCCTATCGGTGCTTTTAAGGCGTCGTTTGAGTCGCTTGCTATCGAACAAAGAGGTAACGAATATTTGAATGAAGGGTTACAGAAAGACTTACCGAAAGGCTTTAGTGAAGTCTTTATTCAAGCCTTAAATGAACTCTTATCAAAGGGTTTAATAAAGTACGATTCAGAGTCTTTTTTGATCTACGTACCTAACTTTTTAAAGTACAACTTTCCGGAAAATCCGAATGTAGTTAAGTCCTGGAATAGCGCTCTAGATTCATTGCCTGAGTGTGATTTAACTAATCACGTACTTGCGAAATCTGCGCAAATTATTCTTAATTCTCAAAGAGATAGTTTCATTAAAGCGTTACCAAAAGAGTTTAACGAAGCCTATCGGAAAGGCTTTGCGAAAGACTTACCGAAAGGCTTTAGCAAAGACTTACCGAAAGGCTTTAGCAAAGACTTCGGAAAGGGTATGCCAAAACAAGAACAAGAACAAGAACAAGAACAAGAAACATATACACGCACCGAAAAGAGCGAAGAACATCCGGAAGTTTCCAAAAGTTTCGCGGGGCGTGTGTGTGAAAAACCTTTTTCTCTAAAAACTGAAACCATTGGGGAAGAACTTCCGCTTGAAGAACCAAAGGTTCAGGAGGCAAGTGTTTCCGAAAAGGAAACAGTTGAACCGAAACCAAAAAGGGAAGCTAAGGTTCAACGCCGCCAGAAACCTGAGGAGTTAACTGACGAGTTTTGGCAGGACTTTTTGGCATATCGAAAGCAAAAGAAGGCGCCGGTAACGGAAAGAGTGGTTTCGCTTCTTCGTAAGGAAGCTAAAACCGCCGGCTGGAAATTGGAAGAGGTCATCAATGAAATGATGGTCCGCAACTGGACGGGTTTCAAAGCCGATTGGGTTAAAGACGAATGGAAAAATCCCAATGCGGTGTGGGTCACGGCTGCCGAATACAACAAAGAACTTCCTCCCGTTACGTATTCGATCGGTGCTAGAGACATGTTCATCGAAAAACTCCATGCAGGAATGAATGCATTCGACATTAAGGACCTCCCGAACCATAAGGAGCAGAAATGATGTTTGCCGCTGCCGCCGTTGTTCGAGATGATCAGGGCAGAACGTTCTACGAACATCCTGATGCTTTTACGACTACTCAGCTGGTTTTCTTTCCTCGACTAACCGATAGCGAACTAGAGCTCTACCAAGCTGATGCGATTTATGAGGATGAAATCGAGGTGCTGCCCAGAAGACGTCCTCAGGTTCCGACGATACTGTTTACGTTCTGCGACGAACCTAATCACATCAAGGCCGAATTTCTCCGAGGTAAGACTGTTCTGATCGACTTTATCGATGTCGACGATACGCCCGAACTCAGAGAAACCGTCCGTCGTTGGATGCTCGAAATTCCCAAATCCCTACCTGCCGCCGTTGTCGTCTCGGTGATGTTCAAAAACAAACAACTGATTGCATGGAAATTTGACTATGAATCCAAAAAATACAAGCGTTTCGCCTGAGCTTGATGACTACTGGGGCGATCCGACGAATGGAGCCGAAATAGAAACT